TCGCTTGTTCCTATTCCTACATTTCCTCCTAAAGGATTTAATAATAATTTTCTTTGTGTTCCACTTACACCATTACTTTGAATCCAAGAAGCATCTGTACTTGCATCGTGACCTAATGCTAATCTATATTGACCTGCTACTGATGCAGAATTATTCGCTACTGAATCTATAGATAAATATCCAGTTTTAATAGATACATCCCCAGAACTGTCTATACGCATTCTTTCTGTTACAGTAGCAGTACCTGTTCCTGCAGGTGCATTTAAAAAACTAATAATTCCACTACGCATATCAATTAAACTTCCTTCATTGCTTGAAGCTCCTGTATATTTATAATTTGAACCATCATTATATAAATTTTGACCTATAAATAAAGCAGAACCTGTATTAGTAGCAGTATTACTAAATATAGAATTATCTGCACCTAATTGTAAAGCAGTATAACCTGACCAATAAGTCGGTATTGTTGAAGTTCCAATTCCTACGTTTCCATCAACAAACAAATTATCATCAATAGTTGTAGATTTATCTACATAAAAATTAGTATCTGTAAAGTATGCAACTTCAGCTTCTAGTATTCCTATAGAAACTTTAGCTTGTGAAAAAACAGTTAAAGTGTTTGTGTTATGGTCGTGTGAAATAAAGTTTGCTTGGTCTGCTGCCGCAGTACCATCTGCAAATCTTATATAAGCCGTATCTGTAGTTCCACTAACTAAAGTCATTCCACTATCATCAGGCACACTTATAACTAATTCATCAGCAGAATAGTCACTAGGATTAGTCAAACCAATGCCAACAGAATCTTCTGAAACATCTACAAATAAAGTGTCTGTGTCTACTGCTAAATCACCTCCTATTGTAGTATTACCAGTAATACTTGCTACTCCAGTAACAGTTACACCTGTTTGATGAACTTTAAATTTTTCATTTCCTAATGAAAAGAACTCAAGTTCTGCTTGGTTAAAATCTATATAATCAAAAGTTCCACTACTTGCACGAAGTGTATTGCTTACTATAAGCATACCTTGTTGAAAAGGAGCTATATCTATTACAAATGCTCCATTGCTATCCCAATACATTTCTACATCATCTCCATCTCCTAACAAAATTTTATTGTCGTCTGCAAAACTAATGTCACTTGCGAATGTTACATCTTGTGAACTGTCTATTGTTATTGCTGTAGAAGCAGCATTATCATCAATACCTGTAGATGTAAAATTAGTTATCTTATCTCCTGCTGTTATAGCTATGTCTGTTCCTCCTGTAGTATTTCCACCTGCAAGTACTTCAGCTAATGTATCGTGACCTGTAATAGCAGTATCTACATAAGCAGTAGTAGCCACTTTAGTACTATTGTCTCCATCTGATTGAGTAGTTGCTGTAACCCCATCTGCTAATACAGAAGTTGCAGTTACATTACCTGTTAAATCTCCAGTTACATTACCTGTTACATTTCCTGTTAAGTTACCAGTAAAACTAACTGCAGTAATATCTCCTGAAAAAGTTGCATTATTTGAACTATCAATTCGTAATACTACATTACTAGCAGTAACTAAATCTATAGTATCATTTGCAGAAAATCCAATATAAGTATTTGTGTCGCCAGTATGTCTTATATATGAAGGTATTTGAAGTTCACCTTCAAAATTAGCATTTTGTGAAGTGTCTATCGTTAACGCTAATGTTTCTGCTGTATTAAATATTAAGTCTCCTGTAGCTGTAGTTATTTCATTACCACCAGAACTTGTAATAATTCTAAAATCATAATCATCAGAGTTAGGTGCTTTTAAATCTATATAACCACCTGAAGCTCCACCTATTTCTATTCTACCAAAAGCAGAACCTTCAATGTTTATTACATCATCTACATCTAATGTTCCGTCAATATCTACATTACCACTAAATGTTCCTGTAGTTGCTTCTAATGCACCAATAATTAAATCTGCTCTAGTATATCCTGTTCCACTAGTGTTTACTGTTGTAGTAGGTTCTTCTTGTAAGTCTTTAAATAAATGAAACTTAGTATCTGAAGCGCTTCTATAAAGTCCAGCATATAAATCCTGAGATCCTGAAGTATCATATAGGCCATAAAAACCTAGATCAACAAGATCAGAAGTATTATTATCATTACCTACTATGATTAGTGGATCCTTTACACTTAAAGTGTCAGTATCCACAGTAGTAGTAGTTCCTTCAACAAGTAAATCACCTGTTACGGTTAGATCTCCCCCTATTTTAGAATTACCAGCAACTTGAAATGTAGTAGTAGGTGAAACTCCTATACCTATTCTAGTTGTTGATATATATAAAGGTGTATTTGTTCCTACACCATCTGTAATTTGTTTTGCACTAGACGTTATGATCCCGTTGTCAGTTGCTTTTAAAAGCGAATCATAAGTATCAGATATTCTAGTTCCTGTTAAAGTAGCTCCCATAAATATCTATTTATTTTTATTGTTTTGTTTATTAAGTATTTTATCAATAAATACTTTTAATTTAACTACATTCTCCTGTTTAGGTTTATAAGTATTTTTTTTACTTATCATAAAACCCATCCATTGAAATTCTCATTCTTATCAGGATACATTCCATCCTCATTAACATCATTATACTCCGGATATGAATTGTTATTATTGTCCATATAATCTAAAAATCTTCTAACATAAAACTCAGCCTTATCTCTAGAGCTATCTACCAAAGATTTAATTTCTTGCATCGAAGGAGTCTCTGAAGACTCACTTCGATGTCTAAAGACACCTCCGTTACTAACTTGATATGAAGCAAACATATAATAGTCACTTTGTGCAAACCATATTAGCATTGGTGTTAAGTAGTCGTTTAGGAGTGTTTTATAATCCGCATTACCAGCATCATCAATAGTATCATTTACTATTAATGATGATATTTTATCATATAATTTAGTTCCTAGATAATTCTGAATATGAATGTCCTGAGCTACTTCAATAAACTGAATAAATTTATCAGCATCTACAGCACCTCCAATTATGGATTTTCTTCTTAAATCATCAGTCGTTATGAATAGTGCTTTCATCTTTTTTCTTTTTAAATATTGATTTAACTCTTTCTATGGCAGATAATTTTTCTCCAGTCTCTTCTTCTCTTTTGATTTTAGTCTCAATGTTATCAAGTTCAGTAAATTCAATTGGCTGAAGAGTTACAAAATAAAGATTTAAATATATGCCGTTAAACTCTAAAAGCTTATTAAAGCATTCTAAGAGCTGTTCTTGGAACGGTCTAATAACTATGTTGTCCATAAGGATAGAAGCCGTTCTAAGCTCTTCTGCGTTATTCCCAAAGCCTGTATTGTCTTTAATACCAAGCAATATTGGTGATACAATTCTATGGCCCAACATTATCTTTTCTCTAGCTTCATCTGCTAAGAATTGATATTGTGCGTGAGCATCTGGTAAATGTATTGGCTCTATATCTGCTTTTCTTTCTGGATCCTCATTAAACGCTAATATAAATTTACCTGAATTAGAAGTTCCTCCAAATTTATCCTGGATCTTGCCTTCTATTAATTGCTGAGCTTCTTCATCCGGAACACCATTATTAAAATTAATAAGTAAACTTGGCTGTAAACCATTTTTAATGTTATTAATATGATAATTAGATACTTCTTCTTCTAAAGAAGAGTATTGTAAGGATCCGTGATAATCAACTGGAGCATAGTAATAGAATCCAGACCTATAGGGTTTAATGACGTAAAGCTCTCTGTATTCGCTTTTACTTCCATAACCAAAAGCAGGAATCCTTTTAGGTTTATCGCTTGTTTTCATATCAGCCCATTTAGGATGATAGTAGTAAGCTTTTATTTGTCCTTTATCTGCTTTTTCAGCTCTAATAGTTTCCATTGGAAAATGAGTAACACTAGTTATAGCCGTTTTAGATTTATTATAAACAATTTGCATTGCAGCTTGTCCAAGTAATTTGTAATCATTTACAATTCTTTTTACCTGGTCTCCTTTTACAAGGTCTTTCATTCTAGCATACATTTCAGGCTTCTCCTGATTATCTGTAGCATCTATACCTCTACCGTAGATCATATCTACAATACCATTTATACAACAAGAATTTGTTGGACTACTTAAGTAAAGGTTTATTAAGTTGTCAAAATAATCATTGTTTTCTCCATAAGTTACCCACTCTTTATTATAATGTTCTTTTATTTCTGGTGTAGTATAACCCTGTAGATTAACAACTCTAATATTATTTTTATATGTTTTCTTTCTACTCATATTATATTGTTATATATTTTTGTCCTGAAGGGGAAGCGGTATGCTCATCATACTTTCCTGTGTTTAATGTATGAGGAATAGTTCTGTCTGTTTGAGCTGTACAATATGCTTTATCTCTGTATAATAAACTTCCTGATCTTGTAACCTCTATATAATACATTTTACTTTCAGATAAAATACTAAAAGTACAAGGTATTTCTATAAAGTTTCCACTATACGTTGCCGTTAAGCCTGTTAGTGTTTCTGTTTTTCTAGTACCATCTTCGGTAATTTTCAACTGTACATTACTGTCTTCTAAGTAAGATCTAGGTACAATTTTAATTGTTTGTGAAGTTGATATCGGTAATAGTATTATCATATATAGATAATCAAAAAAAACGTATTCTGTTTTAAATAAAAAAGCCCCACTAAAAAGTGAGGCTTTTATACAAATTAAGGATTGATTAGTTTCCTCCTCCTGGTATTCCTGATGGATCATCATCAACATCTACATCAGTAGCAACTCCAGGCACAACAGTAATTGTACTTGCATCTCCTAAAGTTAATTGAATATCTGTTTCAGCAGTAACAGAAATAAAGTTAGCAGGTTGTCTTTCTTGAGCAGATAAAGTTAAATTATATCCACTTAAATCTCCCATTGCAGATCCAGTAGAAATAGTTCCGCCAGTTACATCAGCTCCGTGTTCATTACCTACATAGAAATAATTATCGTTATTATCTTTTACAATAATGTGTGGTCTTCCAAAAGACAATAATTTAATTTCTTTATGGTCTTTTAGTGTTAATTTAGGTAAAACTAATGTTAGAACTTGCTCAAAGAATGTTCCTCCAGTATCAGTAGAAGAGTTAATTGTTTGCTCTAAATTAGAATTGCCTTTAAGATCGTATCTGTAAGCAGAAAGTCCAGATCCAAGCCCATCAATTTCATCTGTATTAGTACTGTCATAAGCAACATCAGTTGTACCATAGTTGATAAAATAAACGGCTTTTATACCTCCTACTGAGTCTTTACACGGTCTTTGTCTTCCTTGTGTTAAATCGCAACTCATATTATTATTTTTTTATATTAAAAAGGCGGCGTTAACCGCCCTTTTGTTAAACATCTATTTTATTTATTATGCTAATGTAAGTAATGCTAAGTCACTTCCAATACCATATTGAACTCCACTTGTAAACCTCATAACTATTCTTACGTTTTGAGATCCATCAAGATCAGCCATATCGATAACTTTTACTTCGTTGTGATCAGATAATAATCCTGTTCCAAAGAATAAGTTAGATTTTTCACCTGCAACAATGTGGTCAGATGGCATACCTGGAGTATAAACAACTTCGATACCTTCGAAAGATAATGAAGCATTGTTGTTATACCATTGGTTTCCTTCAGCCTTGTAACCAGCAGCACCTAATCCGTTAGCACCATATCCACCTAAGTGTCTGATGTAAGCTTGCCAAGCAACTGGTGGTACAAATAATTTTAAGTCTTCTTTTCCGTAAACTGCATTAGGAACAGCGTCAACAACGTTACTTAATAAACTAACAATGTTAGAAGAGGTAAATGAAGTTTCAGATCCGTTAGAAGCATCGTTAACGTCTCCATCAGCTCCCATAAGAACTGTAAATCCGTCAAATTCACCAGCGTTTCCGTTTACACCGCCCCAAATATTTTGCTCAGTTTTCTCAGCAACTTTAGAAGCAACGTGAGAAATTAAGAAGTCACTAAATTTAGGAGGTAGTTTATCAAATGAAGAATATCCCATTTGAATAGCTTCCCAGTCAGATCTAAAGTCTTTTTTACAAAGCTCTATGTTTACTTGGAATTCTTCTGGTTGAAGGATTCTTTCAGTTAATGTAATTGCACCTGTGTCTGTAAAATCACAAGAAGCATCTTTAATTAAGTTTGCGTCTGTTGCAACTTTCTTAATTACTTCTTTGTATTTTACATTTGGTTTAATCTCAATGCTTCCTTTGTCAAGTGTAGCACCTGATAATAAAGCAGCAGAAATGTACTTACCTGCAAATTCGCCAGCATAAGTACTTGTAATTGATGTAGTAGTAGCCATTTTTTATTTATTTAATTTTAATTATTTACGATATTTTACTTAAAACTCTATCCATTAATGTTCGAGTTCTATTTTGAGCATAAAGATTTAAACTCTTTTTCTCTACAGAAGATTCAGGATCGTGAGCGATCGGTTCAACTGCTGGTTCTTGAGAAGATAATTGTTCTGGAACTTCAGGCATATCTTCTTGCATTTTAAGACTATCTACTAAGGCTTTCATTTCAGCCATAGCTTTTTCTAGATCTTCTTTTGTTGCGTATTTAGACATAGGATCTTCTTTTACTTCTTCAATAATTTCATCCTCTTCTAATTTTTTCTTATCATCATAAGAAGCATCAACTTCTTCAGACAATTCAGTTTCTGATTCAGTATTCTCTACCTCTTTGACTTCTTCACTTAGAACAACTTCTTGTTCTTTTACTTCTATTTCAGAAGTTTCACTTTTAACCTCTATTTTAGGGGCTTCAGAATTTGATTCTTCACTAAGAAGAACATTCTTGAATTTTTCTACGATATCTTTTGCATTCATAATAAAAATTTATATATAGTTAATTAATTAGTTATCTATCTGTTGTATTTTTGGTTAGTTAGCAGCACTACAAGCATCACAATCATTATATAAGGTTGCTGATTCTATATGATGTTCTCCGCTAGAAGAAACATTAAGTACAGTATAACAATTACTGTGACCTGAATTCTCAAACTCTAAATAGTACACATTACCAACCACAAGTTCGGTATCGTGTAAATGAATCTCTTTACGCATAGAATGATCACATCTTTGCACTCTATAATAGTACTCATCTCCAGAAGAGCTTTCTCCTTTTATTTTACCTACTCCTTGGGCCTGTAAAGATCCATCACAACATTTTCTTGAGTAAGTACCATCTGGACATAAACAGCCTCTTCTATTAGATCTGGGTGTTGCTCTTCCTGGAGTTTTAAATCTTTTTGCCATAACTTTATTTTATCGGTACGCAATTAGGTACTTTTCTTCCGTCTTTATCTTTCATTCCTATTTGCTCATATCCTTCTTGACAAGGAAGTTTTAATGAATGTTTTTCACAAGGCATATACCATATTCTTCCTTCAAACTCGTGTTCGTGATGACCTTGACATCCAAAATCTTCAGCTGCTATTTCAGCAGATTCAACAGTAGAATAAGCTAATCTGTCTCCTATAATTGCATATTCTTCATCAACTATCATAGACTTTAATTCTAATTCGCCAAGTTCTCTTAACTTGCCTCTTGACCAATTTAATCCGGCTTTACCTCCCCATAATAAATAAGATATAGTTCCGCAAGCTTTACTATCACTAGGATCATAATAAGTTTCTGCTCTACTTAAATAACTATACATTCTTTTTATAGTAGATACAGAAAGCTTTTCTCCTCTTGCTAATTGTTGCGCTCTAACTTTTCCTACGGAGGTAGCGCATTTATTATTTACTTTCTTGTTAAGTTCAATACCTCTTTTAGCATTGTTTCTAACTCCAGATCCATAGTCACTATAAGTAGCCATATCTACTTCTAATATATCAGTTAATTCTTCTATAATAGATAAAGCTTCTAGTTCCTGATCTTGTTCGTATTTAATTGCATCTATAAAATGACCTTCAATAGAAAATCCTTTTACTTTACCAGACTTAACGTAATTATTCCATACATCATCATTATTTACTTTCATAGATACCATCCAAGTACCTACAGGTAAATTAAATCCATACTTGTTAGACTTGTCTTGTTTTTCATCTTCTATTATCCAGGACTCGACAACAGAAAGCCCATTAAGTTTAATCTCGTGTTCTAAAGTAGAATTATTTTGATTACCTTTAGTCAAGAAAAGCTCTGAGGCTTTCTTGACGGTATCTTCACTAAAATAAATAAAATATTCTTGTTCACCGAACTTTCTAAATATCTTTTTATTAGGTATTAAAGCTGGCCCCATTATTATTTTTTTATCCTTGTCTACTTCAGCTAATTTTACCTCTTGAGACTTAAGAGCAATAAAATCTTCTTCTATTGCAGGGTTATCAACTATTGATATTGCCTGTATCCCGGCGATATCACTTTCTTCGTCGATTACTAATTCTATTATTTGTGCTTCTTCCATAATAAGTAAATCTTTTTTTTAGTATTTTGTTTTTATCCTATAGCAGAACCTGTTATAATATTTCTGTCTAATTCTTGTGCTGTAGTTATGTCATTACTAACTACAAAAGCTTTTACCGGTTCACCTGTTCTTTGAGCTACAGTTTCAGCTAATTGCATTTGAGTTCCTGTACCTACTATGTTGAATACGGGTTCTTGTTGCGCCGGTGCTGTTGCTCCCCCTCCTGATCCTGACGCTCCTGCTGATGGTGCTGATATTGCCGTAGGAACAAATTGAGTTCTTGCAATTGCTGCCACTTGAGCCAAACCAGAAGCAATAGCCACAGCTTGAGCTATTTGCGCTCTAATAGGTGAAGTCGGATCTCCTATTATAAGCTGAGATCCATAAGCTAAAATACCAGTTCTATATGTTTCTACTAATGCATTAACTATCATTGCAGCCTTCTGTAATTTAAAGTTTTTTTCTGCAATTATATCTCTTTTTTTCTGTAATGCTAATTCGTTTGCTTCTATTTGTTTATTTATGTTTTCTTTTTCTTTAGCGGAAAGATTTTCATTTCTTAGACGTTCCTTTAATTGATTATTCATTAAAGTAGTCTTTCTTTCTTCTCTAGACATTTCTGCATCCATAAACATATTACCTAGATCGGCAGCTATATTTGATATACCTTGAATATCCTCTAATAACTTTTCTAATTTACTTTGCTCAAAATCAATCAAAGAAGATTTTAAATTAGCTAATCTTGTTTGTAACCTGATACGTTCTTCCACAGACAACCTATCTGCTAGTAAGGCCGTCTCTATAGAGGTTATTTCTTTTTTTATTGATTCTTGTATTAATTTGTCTTTTCCTTCTTCAAATTCTTGTCTACTTTTAGACCTCTTTTTAAGGGCTAAAATATCTTCTGCTAAAACCCTTCCTATTTCACCTTTTTCTATCCCTCTTCTTTTTGCTTCGTTTTTAGACCTTTCATCTTCTTTCTTGTTAAACAATGAATAGAATTTATCTTTTTCATTTTCTATAGCCTCTAAATCTTCTGAATGCTTCTTGGCATTTTTTAAATCTATAGCATCATATTTTTTGTTTATTGCTATTATTTTTAATCTTGCTCTTTCTTGTGCTGCAATTATTATTTCTTCTCCGCCATCTGCTTTTTCCTTTGCTTTTTCTATTGTGTCTTTAAGTTCAAATTGAACCTGTAATAGTTCTTTTGCTCTGTCTGTTTCTAATTTTAATAATTCTATTTCTCTAGTTATAGATTTAAGAAGATTATTGAAATTATCAGCGTCTTTGTCAGCTCCTTTAAATAAATCTTCTAATGCTTTTTTTAATATAGGATCAGAGATTTGACGATACAACTTGGTTAATTGTGTATTTAATTCAGTTATCTCTTGGTTTATATTCATTTGTTCACCCAAAGTTGGAGCTTTTCTGAGTTCTATTAATTTTAATTGTTTTTCTTTTTCTAATTCCAAAGCATCATTCAAAATGTCTTGAGCCAAAGCTTGAAGAACTAATTCTTTAGTAAGTTTCTGAAGGCTCTTAGATGAATCGTCACTCAAATGTCCAAATTCATTTAATGTAAGATTGAGGTCTTTATATTTTTTATTTAAAATATCTATTATTTTAGCATTTTGTTCTGCTGTTAAAAATGACTGTGATAATATTTTATTTACAGCTGATAACTCAGCAGCTTGTTTACCTAATGCACTTGATAGTTTGTCTGCTCCCTCCGCAGCTTTTTCAGTTGCCCCAAAGAAATAATCCACCGCTGCAAGAGCAGCTTGAAACAATAAAATTATACCCAAAGGCCCCATTAATTGTTTACCTAAAAGCTTAAAGGCTCTAGTCGCTCCATTAGTTTTAGATATTAACGTGACAAATAAAGTTGACAGCTGAGAAAGGTTGTTTGCCATACCCCTAATCCCATAAGGAGCATCAGATATTGTTCTACCAAATTCTGTTAATGTAGCTCCGGCTAAACCAGCATTAGATATTAAATCTTCATTTACTTTTACATTTTTTATTGAAGAAGCAGAAAGCTTGTCTATTTTTCCTTGAACTTCTACAATTCTTTTTTGATAATTATCAAATTCTTTTGCTGTTCTAGAAGTTGCTTTTTGTTGTGCCTTTAATGCATTCCTTTGTCGTATTAAATCACCAACAGATCCTTTCATTGGCCCGCTTATGGCGTTTTGAGCGTCTTTAAGTTTTTGTATTTCTTCTGTTTGCGCTCTATACTGCTGGTTTGTTTTTGCTGTTTTATCTCTTAACTCTTCTAAAGATTTTATTTGTTCATTATAGCCTTTTACGGTTCCTTCAGAACTTAAACCTTTTAACGCTTCTCTAGCTTTCTCTATGGTTTTCTCTAAAGTATCAAAAGAGTTCTGTAAGCCATCAATTTTGGCTCTTACTTGATTATCTTGTATCTGTATTTCAATAAGGAGATTTTGTGCCATTAGTATTTTATATTAAATCGTTTTCTTTTATTTATTGCTTCTTTTATAGTTTCAGGAGCTTCATATTTACCCTTTGCTATATCTATATAAGGTGAAACCTTATAATAATCATCTAATTTTAGTAAGTCTAGTATATTCTTTAACATTAAAAATCATTTAGTAACTCAATTTCACTTTTACCGTTCTTCATATTGGTGGTTATTGAGTTTATTTTATATTTTTTTTCATTTATTATTAGTCTATCGGCCAAAGTAAGCTTTATAAGCAGTTTAGCGGGCAGAAAAGCAGATATCTTAGTCAATCTATTCTTAGAGTCAAAAACATCGCTTATATATGTATTATAATACGTTTCAAATAATGTATTTTCAAGTTCTACATTATTATATTCATCTGGTTCTGATTTAAAGTTTAATGTTTGAGCATCTACACTTAAATCTGTAGTATTTGCAGGTATTATATAGTTAGCACTTCCAGCAACTGTAGTTGTGGAAGTTCTCATTCCTAAACTATCACCTCCTGTTATTCTTATAGGGTAGAACAGTATAGGTTTACCTATAAAAGACTCCTGATTATCATCAGCACACCATCCCCATTGAATATCTGTTGATGTAGCTCCAGAACTATCATTTAAGTCATATAATTTTTCAAACTTCATATGTCCAAATGGAACTGATAAATTAAATGTAGATCCATCTAGTTTTTCATCATCATTATATTTTATAGTACCCCATTCTTTATTGAATAATTGTTCGTGAGTAGCTGCAAAAAATGTTTCTCTACCTTCAAACCTAAAGTCTATTTGTTTGTATGGTAAAGAAGTGTTTATTTGAGATTGTGTTATGTCTACATAATCTGTTATATCATATTCAAGACCTGTAGAATAAAAGCTATCTAAAGTTTGTATTTTTATCGTATCATCATCTTCTACATAAGCAGTTAAATTAAATATTTTAAATATTCCAGTAAGGAAATCTATAACTTTCATTTCTGGTATTTCTCTAGAAGTAATAAACTCAAATATTGCCTCTATAGTAAATTGAGTTACGTCAAACGTATGAGACTCAGGAACTAATAAATCTGAAAAATCCCATTCAACAGCATCTTCAACTCCTGTTTCACCAAATATAAATTCTTCAGACACTGTTATTAACACCTTATAAGTACCATTACTCAATCTCATATCCAATTGTAAATCACTATTGGTTGCTGAGCCTGAAGCAAAATCATTCCCATCCTTTGTAACTAAAACATTATAAGTACCTGAATAACCACTATTCGGTCTAACAGTTAATGTAGTTACTAATTTATTAGTTGTTGTATGTCCGGTAACTATTATATTTTGACCTTGGGCAGAAACATTAGTCATAGTAGTATCTAAACCAAATTCTACAAATTCAGAATAACTAGGTAAACTAACAGGATCTTCTATTCCTCCTTTTTTTCTATGAAGCCATATAAATAAATTATAATAAGGTTCATTTGTTGTATTAAAGAAATCATCAGAAAATGTTAAATCGTATTTAGACTGTATAGCTTGCATAATAGCATCTACTCTTAATGCGTATTTTAATTCTGTTAATAATAAACCTTGTAATGCAGAGGTATTATAATGAGCATTATCTATTTTTTTACCTAAAGTACCGGAAGCTTCAGGATCTAAATTAACAATACCGCTAAAATCACTAGGATCACTAGAATTATAAATAAGTCTTCTAGTATGTGTGATTAAAGGAGTTATAACATCACTTATTGATCCTACTAGTTTAGATCTTAATTGAGTTGTGGAATATGTTTGATTATAACTTTCTAATTCTGTATCCAGATTAGACAGATCATCATCTCCTAGTAAGGTGTTTAGGTTTACGGTATTCCCAAAGAAAGTTACTTTATATGTATAAGGTTTATTGTTCTTCATATCAACACCATCTAACCTTATTTTACCTTTCTTAAATGGCATATGATTAAGTTCAATGATAGCATCTCTTCTTTTTCTTGCGTCAAAGTCACTAATTAAAGTATTATCTGCATCAACAATATCTGAATTATAATAATGTTTAAATAGTTTATTATTAGTAGATGAAGCTGGGAGATTAAATGTTTTAGTAAAGTCAGTAAAAACTTTAGAAATATCTTTTACGTTCTGGATGGTCTGTGTGATAGACACAGACTCATCCTTAAACATATCAACTCTTTTATGTGAGCCATCATTATCTAATATGAATAATTGTATTGTAAACATTATCTAATATTTTGTATTTTGTCAAATGCTAATTCAAACTCTATAGTGTAATTTATTAATTTATTATTTACACCTGTCTTCTCTTCTATTGAGCTACTTTTTATAACTACAGGAAAGATAGTAGAATTGCTATTACCTATTCCTTTGTCTACCCATATCTGTTGACTTAATAATAATTCTTTTATTGGATCATTAATATCTTCCGATAAGAAGTCTGTGTTTAAGATTAAGCTTTCATTACCTTGAATATCTATTCTTTGTTTTTGAGCTTTATAAGTATCGTAGCTAAAATCACTTAAATTAAAGTTAACTGTACTTCTTTTATATTTATCAGAAGTAGTTTCCATACTTACACTAGATTTTTTGTTAAATATAATATCCTGGAGAACACCATATCTATTATAGAATATAACTCTATAAGGAGTATATTTTATGTTACAAAGTTCTTTAAGTTCTATTGTTTGAGTTAAAGACAAACCTAAACCATCAGTTATAGTTACAGTACCTCCTGTAAAGTCGGAGGTTTGACTTATAACTACATATTGTATTTTATCGTTACTAGAAGCGTTTTGTATTTCATAATCTTCTCCAGATGCCATTATATCTGCATCTAAAGTCAATTGCGTATCGCTATCTACAGCAGTAATGTTAGCAAAACTCTCGTCTGTAGTATTATAAACTATATTACCTACTTTTACAGTAGAAGTAAAATCCTGAGAACTATCTACTAATTTATAAGTAGATGTTCCATCTGCCGTTCCGGAGTCTAGTACGGATCCGTCTGTAACTTTAATATTGCTAACTGTATTACCCCATCCCACTTCATAACTATCCCAGAATTCATCTACAGCATTCCAAAATACAGTAGCAACTTGGCCCTGAACATCAAAGCTTAATGTAGATTGTAAAGGCGCATAAATAGGAATGATAATATCTTTACCCGGTATAAAGTACATTGTGCTATTACTAATTAAAGCTTGTCTTTCAGAAACAACGCTATTTCCTGGATTTAATCCTTCTTTAAAGAATCCGTAACCATCTAAAACTAACCAAGGTGTGTTATTTGTTGCTGTTGCAGGAACCGTAATTGTATACGAGTCTCCTGTATCAGGGAATATGTCACTACTAATTGAAAGTGTGTTATCGTCATCTACAGCGCTAACTGTAGCGCTTGTAGAATCCGTTGTGTTGTTTACGGTAACTGTAGTTGAAGAAGGTAATAATTTTCTTATAAATTGTTGTTCGCTATCTACTAGCTTGTCTGTTGTAACGCTAGTTGTTGTTCCAGACGTTACTTGTACGCTTGTGCTTATTTCTACCCAAACTGCATCTGTTGCAAAATTGTAATATTCAGTTTTAAAGTAATCTCTAATTAATTCAGCGATCTCTATAGACGCTGAAGTTTTACTAAATATTTTATACCCTTCTCCAGAAACAATTATATCTGTATCTAAAGATAAAGTTGTGTTGCTGTCTACGGCGCTAACCAACGCAATTGTATTGTCTGTTGTATTGTAAACTAAATCACCAACCTCTACTGTTGAAGAGAATTGTTTTACTGCATCTACTAATTTATTAGCAGTTGTAGAAGTTGTTGTGCCAACTTCAACAACATCTTGTATTCTATCTTTTGTAATAGTATAAGTTGCAGAAGCAGGTTTGTTAGTTGTATAAAGTCCTGTATAAATAAATATTTCATAAGTAAATTTTTCTCCTAAAGCGGCAGCAGACTTATAAAATATAGGACTTCTTGATAATTGTGGTGTTGCCATATTACATTCTTTTTGATATGTTTTGTTCTAATGTTTTTTCTATTTGTTTAGCATAACCTTTAGTTACACTTTCTTCTATATGATCTTTTAATGTTTCAAATGTCTTTAAAACATAATTTATTCCGGAATATCCTTTTTGTTGTAACTTTCTAGATATTACAAATGCTAAGCTTCTTCTTGACATAAACTTACCGGTAAATTTATCTCTTCCTTGAAATCCCTTATTAGATATCCATTGTGATATAGCCGACAAAGAAACTTCTGTAGGAGGCATACCTAAATCAACATCTCCAGAATATTCAGCAGAACTTGTTATTTCTAATACATTGTTCTTTATTTCTGTAGCAAAACTACCGTATAGATTCCCTGAGGCCATAGAATTCCATTTTTTTCCTGGCTTGTTCTTTTCTAGGTTAGATTGCATTTCTGCAATTATATCTTCTCCTATTGATTCTAATATTGGTTCTATATCTAATGACATATCAGCAAACGCTTGTTGTTTTATTAGGTAATTCTATTACTAAATCTACTCCCCATCCTGCTAATTGATTCTCAAATCTATCTAAGAAAGGTTTAGCAGAGATATTTCCTCTAATCTGAAACAAATCATTGTATGATGCTCCACGTCTCATATCACCCTGTAAAACATTGGCTGCCGCCAATTGAGTGTTTAGGACGTCTATTAAATTGTTGTTACCATAAAATTGATCAGAATCATTTACTTCTCTGTTATCGTCTATTATGTCTAAAAACAATACTGAGACATTCATAACTATAATATGATCTTGAAATGATACATCCCCTATTTGAACGTGTGCTAAAGGGAATATAGTTGTCTTTGCTAAGTCTACCTCCATAAGGTCACCAAAAGTGACCGTTTGGATGCTAGGATTAGATCTTAGATTATCTTTAATCTTGTTTAATGTTTCGTATACTGCTATCATCTTTTATAAGCTTGTTTTATCATTCTGGATTCTATTTCGTTTTTCTCTTTTTCAAATTCTAGCCACATCATTGCTTTGTGGATATTAATTCTTGTAATTTCATCAATTTTTCTGACATCTCCTTTTGCAAGTGAATATATTGATTGATACCATCCCCATTTTTTTCCAAATCCTTGGGTGTATGTTCCTTGTTCAATGTCTGAGCTTGTGGCCGTAAAGAGTCCATCGTAGTTTTCGACAACTCGATCCCTAAATTCAAAAAAAAAAGCATTGCACCAATAGCAACAGAAGCCGGAGCATCTTTCATTATAGAACTGTACTTACTACTGCCTTCATATTTTTCTATTTTATAGAAGTCTTTATTTCCTGAAATGATAGGTCTGTAAAATACAGCCATAGCTTGATGCATAGTTTCCCAACTGCTCATATACTTTTCTGCATCTATATATTCACCTAAAGTCATTTTATCTAAGTTTGGCATAAATCCAAATTCAATAGTATCTCCTTTTGGATCTGTCATACTAAATCTTGTTGACAGCTTGCTTTTTGTAGAAAGCAATGCTGCCAAGTGTGTTATGATGGAATCAAATTTTGTTATAGGAAGTTCATATGCCTCCTTCATAGTTATTCCGCAAAATATGCTTAATATCTTTAATGTAAGAAAATCCTGGTCTTCATTGTCTTTTGTCTCTTCAGATACTTTTACATATTTCTGATAATCTTTTAAACTAATATCGTTTAAAGAAACCGGTACTTTTAATTTAAATGTTTTCTCCATATATACAGTTAATCTTAAATAGCATAAAGTGTATCAATAGAATTTTGTATATTAGATTTATGGAAACACACAATAATTTAAAATACTCTAGAAATGAAATTTATGCCTATGAGATTGGGTACAGAGTAACTGAAGATGGATTTCTTCAAAGTCCAAGCGGAAAACACATTGGATATACTCACACAAGTGGATATGTTAAGTTTAGTTTACAAAACAAAATGAAAAGATATTCTGTTCTTGTGCATAGGCTTCAAGCTTATCAAAAGTATGGTGAAAAGATATATCAAAAAGGATTACAAGTAAGGCATCTTAATAACAACAAACAAGACAACTCATATTCCAATATTGCATTAGGAACTAATAAACAAAATGTCGCTGATAGAGATAGAGAAACCGTTTTAAAGAACGCTCTATATGCCTCTTCATTTACTAAAAAATATGACTATGACAAAGTAAAGTCTTATTATAATAAAACAAGGTCTTATAAGTTAACTATGCAAGAGTTTGATATTAGTAGCTCATCAGCTTTGCACTACATATTAAAGAAAGGCTGTTAATAACT